ATCTGGAAGTAGCGGTCGACGCCGGCCACCATCAAAAGCTGCTTGAACAGCTGCGGGCTCTGCGGCAGCGCGTAGAACATGCCGTCGTGGACGCGCGATGGCACCAGATAGTCGCGCGCGCCTTCCGGGGTGGAACGCGTCAGCATCGGCGTCTCGACTTCCATGAAGCCGTTGGCGTCGAGGTAGTCGCGCATGATTTTCGACACGCGGTAGCGCAGCTTGAGGTTCTTCTGCATCGGCTCGCGGCGCAGGTCGAGGTAGCGGTACTGCAGGCGGATGTTCTCGTTGATGTTGTCGTCGTCGATCTGGAACGGCGGCGTCAGCGAGGGGTTCAGCACCTCCAGCTTCTTGGTCAGAAGTTCGACCATGCCGGTCGCCATGTTGGGATTCTCGGTGCCGGCGGGGCGCGGCCGCACCAGGCCTTCGATCTTCAGCACAAATTCGTGACGCACGTCCTCGGCCAGCTTGAAGGCTTCCGGGGTGTCGGGGTCGATCACCACCTGCATCATGCCCTCGCGGTCGCGCAGGTCGATGAAGATGACGCCGCCATGGTCGCGCCGGCGATGCGCCCAGCCGCACAGGGTGACGGTGTTGCCGATGTCGGCGGCGCTGACGCCACCGCAGTAATGAGTACGCATGCGTTGTTTCCTAATTAAATGCCTGGCCTGTTGGGTGATGGGTTGCGCTTCACCCGAAGCGACGCCCATCGAGACGATGGTTTGCAGCGCGCGGTCGACCGACAGGTTCAGTTCGACGACCGCGCTATTTTTCACATAAAAACAAAAGCCGTTGACCGGGCCCGCCTGGCGGGAATGGACACCGCCTCAGGTTTGCCGGGCGAAACGCGCATCACCGCGTCCGGCAAAAAAAGAAAGAAGCGGACGGCTTCCACCGCCCGCTTCCATTTGCTTCGCAGCCGTCAATTGCAGGCTGGGCAGGCTCCCGTGCCGCAGGCGTGGGAGGGCGCCTCCGATTTCGTTTCGGCGGGCTTGCTGCCGCCCTTGAAATCGGTGGCATACCAGCCGGTACCCTTCAACGCAAAGCCGGGCGCGGTGACCTGCTTTGCGTATTCGGCCTTGCCGCACGACGGGCACACCGTCAGCAGCGCATCGGACACTTTCTGCATTTCGTCCTGGGAAAAGCCGCAGGACGCACATTTGTAGGCGTAAATCGGCATATACCTTCTCCTGGCAAGCGTAAATGTCGGAATTATAACAACAATCGCCCCCTTGGACGCGAGGTCACCAGTTCACCGAGAGACTCGCGTAGGCCTTCGGGCCGAAGACGTTTTCCGAGCGGAATTCGGAATAACGGTTGTCGATCGACTGCGCAACCAGCGCCCATTCAGCGTCGCTGTTCTGCCACTTGAAGCGACGCGCAAGGCGGGCGTCGACGCGGGTGTACCCGCCCGTCACGTCGCCGTCGGAAAGCCACATGACGTCATCCGTCCGGTACACGCCGGCACTGGCCTGCCACCCGGCGCCCCAGCGGTAGCTCGCCAGCAGGCCGAAGTTGTTACGCGGCGCCGAGAACGGCAGGTCGTCGTCGACGATCTCGCCTTCCACGTCGAGCACGATGGCGCGGTATCCGATCCTGACACGCGCGTATTGCGCGTAAAGGTCCAGACGAGGCAGCGGTTGCCAGTGCAGTTCGGCCTCCCAGCCGCGCAGGTCGAGATTGCTGCCGTTGAGCGACTGAAAACACCTGACGCCCAGGAGATTCACCTCGTCGCACTCCGCCGTCGTCAGCTTCTGCGAGCCGATGTAGTCGTCGAGCTGGTCGTAAAAGTAGCGGGCATTCACATTCAGCGCCAGGGGCTTGATTTGGCCTACGTAGCCGATCTCGCGCGACAAGATGCGCTCCGGCTCGAGCGAGCCCGCCGCCGGAATGGTGACCGTGTCGTTGAAGACGCCGCCGCTTTCCAGGAAGTTCTTATTGCCATCCTGCTCGAAGAAGGTCGGCGAACGGTAGGCCTGCGAAACGCTGGCGCGGAGCGTATGCCCGGCACGCAGCGTGTAGTTGACCGCCAGACGGGGCGAGACGTCGGTGCCGGTGTAGTAATGGTGCTCGACCATGGCGCCGCCCTGCACCAGCCAGGCATTAGAGGCACGCCATTCCAGGTTGCCGGAGACGCGCGCCAGGTTGCCACCGAGTTCGTCACGGCCAAAATACTCCTCGGGCGATTCAACGGTTTCGCGGCGCCATTCGACCCCCCACAGCATGCGCAGGGCCTCGTTGAGCCACTGCGTGGCCTGAAGGTCGACGTTCAGCCGGGTCTGCAGGCGATACTGGTCGATCGGGACGGTGTACGGCCCCTCCGCCCAAAGCGCGTTTGCGTCAAAGCGGTTGCGGGTGTAGTAGAACTGCCCCCGCCACTCGAGATCCATCGCGGGCGCGCGGTGGAATTGCAGGTGCACGAAGGACGAGTTGGAGTGCTGCCGATCGGGCTCGCCCATTTTGCTGGCGAGTCCGCCGTGCCAGTTGCCGTCCGACACGCCCCATTGCAGGCTCAGTTCGTCACGCGGGTTGACCTGCCAGTCGGTGCGGCCGGACACGAAATAGGTGCGGCTGCGCTCGCGCAAATACTCGGGTTTGCCACCGCCGTCGTATCCGACGTCCTCGAAGCGGTCCCGGTTCTGCGACGACAGCGTCACGCGCCAATTCAGGTCGGCATCGCCGCCGCCATAGCGCGCGACCAAGCCTGCCATACCCTGTTCGCCGTACTGCATGGACGCCAGCCCGCCTTTGGCCTGTGCTGCGCTCTGGGTAATGATGTTGATGACCGCAAGAAACGCGTTCGAGCCATACACCGCCGCGTTGGGACCGCGCACCACTTCGATGCGCTCGATGTCCTCGATCGCCACCGGCAGGTCGTTCCAGTACACCGCGCCGAAGTGCGGGCTGTAGATCGACCGGCCATCGACCAGCACCTGGAAACGGCGCGAAAAGGCGTCACCCAGCCCGTGGTAGCCGACCGCCCAGGTATTGTCACGGGTATAGGCAACCGAAAAGCCGGGCACCAGGCGCAACAGGTCGGGGATGTCGCGGAAGCCCGACGCGCGGATCATGTCCCGGTCGATGACGGTGACGGCGGCAGGCGCCTCGTTGACCGGCTGCGACAGGCGCGAAGCCGACAGCACCACCGGCATCTCGCTGAAGAAATCGGCTTCGGTGACCTCGGCCTGCGCCCGACCATGAAGCATGAGGATGCCGCCCAGCAGGAGCGTCATCGTCCACCCACAACATCCAGTCTGTTGTTTGCCGTTCACCCTGTGCCGGCAGCGCGCCGGCTCGTCTCCGCGAGTCTAGGTCAGGAATCCGCGGGGGCCCGATATCCCCACGGCCGTGTCAACAAGCTTATTCTAGAACGGAATGTCGTCGTCCATGTCGTCGAAGCCGCTGCCGCCAGCCGGTGCGCTATTCGCACGTTGCGGAGCGTTTTGTGCAGGACGCGCATCGCCGCCTTCAGGCTTGCCGCCGAGCATCTGCATCCGGTCGCCGCGGATCTCTGTCGAATACTTCTCGACGCCATCCTTGTCGGTGTACTTGCGCGTGCGCAGTTGTCCTTCGACGTAGACCTGGGAGCCTTTCTTGAGGTACTGGCCGCAGACTTCGGCCGTCTTGCCGAAGAAGCTGATCTTGTGCCACTCGGTCTGCTCGACGAGCTGGCCCGCCTTGTCCTTGTACTTCTCGGTCGTTGCGAGCGCCAGGTTGACGACGGCTTCGCCGCTCGGAACGTAGCGCATTTCCGGGTCGCGCCCGAGGTTGCCGATGAGGATGACGCGGTTTACTGATGCCATGATTAATCTCCTTCTTTTACGAAAACTCCGTCGACCGTGCGGCCGCGGCGATCCTTGATTTCGTCCCAAGCCGCCTCGATGCAGCTCTCGATGAACAGCCCGCGCTGCGCGGCGAGGATCGTCAGCACGACGACCGCATAGCCGATGCCGTCGATGATTGCGGCCTCGCGGTCCTTTGCCAGCCCTTCGGCCAGTTCTCCGACTTCCTCGACCAGCTTCAGGAATTGCTTGTCGGTCGAGCTGCCGAGGATGAGGTTGCGCGCTGCGGCCCAACCCCGGATGTCGTCAAAACGATGATTCATGCTGCCTGCTCCTTGTATTGAATCTCGAACACCTGGCCTCGCGCGATGCGGCGATGCACCTCGTCGAGCGCGTCCATGATTTCCTGCTGGCTGTGTGCGGCGAGCTGCTGCTCGTACAGGTCGAGCCACGCCTTGATCGCGTTCAGGTTCGGCCCGTCGAGCAGCCAGCGGCCGGCGTCGCCGTTGACCTTGAGGCGCAGCAGCGCGTCCTGCGCGGCGCCGATGTGCGATGACAGGTCGGCGTTGTCTACGGGTTCGGACAGCACCATCGACGTGTTGACGGCGTTGGCGAGGTGGTGAAACGCCATCGCGTCGGCCTTGCCAGTGGCGAGCGCCTGCATGTGGACGCGCAGCGCGAGGCCGAGCTGGAGCTTCTGCGAGGCGTCGAGCGCGTGCTGGCGGCTTGCCGAGCGGAACGCGGCGAGCGGATCGACGCGGCGGCGGAAGGTGCGGCCGCGCTTTTTCATGCTGCCACCTTCGTCAGCTTCTCGATCATCTCGTCGACCTCGGCCAGAAATGCGCTCACCTCGGCCTCCAGTTGCTCGATCAGCGCGTCATCGCGCTCGACGCGGGTGACGAACATCTGCAGCTCGGGCGTGAGCCGCGGGTCGAAGCTCACGAAATGGCACCACGCGCGCCCGGTGCAGGCCATCTGCCATTGCATCTGCTGGACGTACTTGGCCGGCGCCTTGCGGGCGAGCAGGGTGTCGATGTGCGTTGCCGTGTGGGGACACTTGATCTCGACCAGGCCATCGGTCGACACCAGGCCGTCAGGCGACGCGCCCGACATGGCAATGGTCGGGTGGTCGATCATCGCGCACTCGACGACGAGCAGGCCGGTTTCAGCCTCGTAGGCGGCACGGGCGAACGGCTCGGTGTCGGTTCCCCACTTCATCGCAGCGCTGCTGAAGGTTTCCTCGGCGCGGCCGGTCAGCCGTTCGCAGACGAGCTGCGCGCGGTAGTTGGCGCGTGCAGCCGCTTCGCCGCTCTTTACCTTGGCGGTCACGTCGACGATGCGCGACGCCGTGACCTTGCCGAGTCTGGAAGCAAGCCACTCGGGCGAGCCTTGCACGATCTCAGCCATTGACGATCTCCCCGGTTTCGTTGTCGATCACGGCCACGGCGGAAGCGGCGGCCTGCTTCAGTTCCTTCTGGTGCCTGGTCCAGAATGCGGTTTTGTGCGCGCCCTTCGGCAGCTTGGCGAAAGCCTCGGTAAGCGCCTCCATGCCTTCCATCGCTGCGGCGCGCATCGCCGGCAGGTGCTCGGCCTCGAAGGCGTCGAAGCCGTCCGCCTGGTTGCGCTCGACAGCGGCGGCCGAGACGGGGACGCGCTCTGCGGCGCCCATGTCGAACTCCTTGCCTTCCATTTCGTCGGCGGTCGGCTGCGATCCGAACTCCGGGAAAGCCTTGCGCAATGCCTGTGCCTCTGCGCACTTGGCGAGCTGCGCGTAGGGGCGGCGCTGCCACATCGAGTTCGGCTGCTTGGAGTCCTTGCCGCTGGTCGCGTAGTTCTCTTTCCAGCGCTCGGTCGCGGCGAACTCGGCGATCTGCCCGTCAGGCATACGGCGCTTGACGATGACCTTGCACCAGGCCGGGAATGTGACTGCGACCTCGGGCCGCGTCTTGCCGTTGTATCCGCTCTCGGCCGGGAATGTCTCGGTCACGTCCGCGCCGAACTCAGGCTCGGTGACGCCTGCATAGGCGCCGGAGCGCGCGGCCTGGGTGCGGTAGAGGCCGATGCCGGGCATCACCACGTCGCGCATTTCCTTCGTCTTGGCGTCGTACATCTGGACGAGGTGGACAGGCTTCTGCATCACGTCGAGGCCAGCGGCCTTGCAGTAGTTGATTGCCATCTTGATCGAGTCGTCGCGCGCGCCGGGGTAGAGCGAGGTGCGCAGGACGGTCAGCAGCTCGACCTCATCCATCTGCAGCGCGGGCATGGCCGGCTTGTGTTGTGCGAGTTCGTTGCTCATGTTCAGTTGCCTCCCGGCGTATTCATGACGTGGTTGTGAGCGGCTTCGGCCTGCTCGTTGGCGCACTGGCGCGCGGCGTCGGAGATCAGCGATTCGATGGCGTCGTAGCGGTCGAACACGTTGCCTTTGCCGTTGATCGCCTTGATGATCTTTGCGATGAACAGCGCCGGCTCGTCGATGCTCTCGGCGATCTGCTCGGCGTTGGCCGCCTGGTTGTAGAAGACGAACTCCCACGCGGAGCGGCCTTCGTAGTCGGCGCGTTCAGCAGCGGCAGCCATTGCGCACCTCCTGCTTCGACTGGTCGGCCGGGACGTGCGACTTGCAGCCCTTGACCGCGGTGATGAGGACGCGCATCTCGCCGCCGATTGTGTTGCCGGACTTGCGGCAGCGCTGCTGGTCGTCGGCTGCGCGGTAGGGGTGCAGGCAGGTCGAGCAGGTTTTCATAGTCCTGCTCCCAGGTATTCGGCAAGGATCAGCGCGGCGACGATGAACAGCGCAATCGCTGCCGTCTTGGCCTGCTCTTTCATGACGTGCTTGGTGTGGTAGCTGTTGAGGCCGAACGCATTGCGCTGGCTGATGGTGTGTCTGCTCATGTCTCGCTCCTTTGTGACGTGATGCCACGACAACCGCGGCATGAGGTGACTATAGGAAAACCTATCAAGCGAGTCAATAGGAAAACCTATTTTTTTTCGTGCGGGCGAAAAAAAACCCGCCGAAGCGGGTTGGGGGTGTCGATGAAGGCTGGTCAGCGGCGGATCACGCCGCAGTCAGGAGCCATTGCCGCCCGCAGCGACTGCACTCGAATGTCTTCCAGCATTCTGGCGAGCTGCTGAGGAAGCGCCATCTGTGGCGGCGAAGAAGGCGACATAAGATCACCGCGGAGAAGACTGAAATTCTTCTTTCTTCCATTGCTCCATGATGTCTAGATATTTATTCCGTTCGTCTTGCGGATTATGTGTCTGTGTTTGCGACTGGTTTCTGCTGGTCGCATAGTCGATCATGTCTTCCAGTTTTCCGCTCTGTAGCCCAGCCCAGAAGATGAGTAGCGCAGCCATGATTGCCAGGTCGCGCTCGGACTGCAGTTCTCCATTTAGGCTCCATCCTCGTGACCATAGCAGTGCACCCACAATGGCGACAGGGATAGCAATGTTCTCTCCTTGATATTCGCTGGCGATGTAGAACATGCTGATGATTAAGCCAGCGTCAATCAACGGTCTTGTCAGGTTCATTGTGTTCGCTGTGTCTTGTTGGCTAGCGGTTTCTGAGTGCCGCGCTTCTGTGGTCAAGGACGATGGGAAGGAAGGCCTCGACGCGGACCTGGCGCGTAGCTCGCGTTTGTCGCCACATCCGTTTCTGCGCGTCGTTCTGGAGCACGAGATCGCCGTGCGCTTCCGTGACGGCGAGATATTCGCTGTTGCACTGCAGCGCGAGCGCGAGCGCCACGGTGGACGCATCCGATACGCCGTCGTCCATTCCGCTGACGTTGCGCATTCCGCATTCGATAGACGCCGTGAGCGCCCGTTCGCGCGCCTCTTCGAGGGCTTTTATGTCTGGCCGCTGAGGTTGCGCAACGCATCCTGACAGGAGAATTGCAGCAAGTATCGTCTTCTTCATTGGCGTCTCAGTTATTGTTTCAGTTGGAATCTACGTTCCGTGCTCGGCCGGAAATCTCATCAGAAAGCATGCACACAACGCCAAGCGCGAACAGCGGGCTTGTGTGCAGCTCTCCGGCCGTGTCGACGATGCAGGATCTGCGTCGAAGCATGGCCCCATAGGCAAGGCCTATGACCTGTCCGCGCTTGGCCTCGTGCAGCAGGAACTCAAGCGCCTCGACGGTATCGTGGCTGACCTCGGTGCGCAGCAGGGTAAAGGGCCTTTTGCTCATGACGCCTTTCTCCGGCGGGCAGGTGGCTTCGTTGACGCCTCTCCGATGACCTTTGCTGTGGCGGGCATCTTGGGCGGTTCCAGGCGCTCTTCCAAAGTCGGCTCGCTATGCTCGTGGCGGCGTTCCTCGCCAACGTATTCGGCAGATTCGATCCAGTGCTTGATCTTGTGTGGTGGCACGCGGTTTGAGATGTAGTACATCCAGGTAATTTCACTGTCTGAGAACGTCATCACCTCTGGTGTGCTGTACGAGCCGAGCCTGATCCCGCCGCGGCGTGACAGTAGGCGCTTTACCATCGTCTCGCCGGTTGCGAGTCTCACCAGAACATCGTCTTCCAGATCTGGTGGAATGGACGGCTCAATCAGCACGTACTCGCCCGGCATATAGCGCGGGACCATCGAGTCTCCATGAAGCTTGATGATGAAGGCATGGGCGTCGTTGGTGTGCTCTTCAGCGTACCTGTCTGACGCGCCTACAGGGTAATCACCATCTGTCCATATGCGGTCTGGCATACCTCCTTGGCCGTTTCCGACCACCCAAACCTTTCTTGCCTCGCTCTGCTTGGTTGGGCGCGCTAAGACTGCCGCGTCTTTTTGCGGTGAGGCGCGGCCGGTCATTAGTTGCTCGGGGGACATTCCGAGCACGCGGCTGGCATTCAGCAGGTTGACCCCATTCGGTTGCATCTTGCCATTTTCCCAGTCTGTGACGGTCGGCTGAGATACCCCAACTAGCTTCGCGAAGCCAGTCTTTGTCAGGCCCCGCGCCTGCCGCGCGGCAATCATTCTTTGATACCAAGTCTCCATATAGGAAAGCCTACCGCCAAAAGGCATAGGAATTACTTGACTTACGGCCATAGGTTTACCTATGATGTGTGGCATGGACAACGTAGCGAGCATCGTCATTGACAACATGGGTGGAACCGCGGCGACCGCCAGGTTCTTTGGTATTGCTTCCGAGTCTGTGTCGGAGTGGAGGGCGCGCGGAGTGATACCGCAGGCCAGGCTCCGCCATCTTCAGGACGTGAAGCCGGACGTCTTGCCGTCTGATCTGCGCAAGCAACTGAAGAGGGCTGCCTGATCGTCGGCAGCCATCCCGGACCGAATAACTCTAACTTTTCTCCTTTTATATGAGCCTCGAACGTAAAGACGTACGCCTGAAACTCGACCACGACATCCACGCCGCGGCGAAAGCCATCGCCGAAACTGAGGGCGTCGAGATCGCCGAGTGGATCGAGGCGGTGATGGCAGGAATCATCAAAAAACGTGTTCATGCCGCAAGTCTAGTTGTGTCGTCCCTGCAGGCAAGCGGTTCTCTGGGGACGTTCAGGGACGCGCCGGGAAGCGATAAGTGAAACTGATCGCCGTCCTGCTGATTCTGGCGCTCGACGCCGTTCTCGATGTCGGCTTCGGCGACTGATTGCCTGTGTCAATCATGCGCGTCAAGTCCATCGCCGACCTTCCTGACTCAGTGGCAACTCGAAACAGAGGCAAGGCTGGTGCTGTCGTGGCCGCTGAAGTCCAGGCGCGAGTATCTGGAAGCGAAGCCGGTGCAGGGCAGGCGCAAGGAACTGGAAGCGGAGATGCTGCGCCAGCACAAGGCAAGAAAGCCGTGAGCGCGCTCGAAGCCGAACTCGCCCGGCAGATGCAGCTTGCCGGCGTGCCTTCGCCGATGCCCGAGTATCGCTTCGAGCCTGCGCGCCGCTGGCGTGCCGACTTCGCATGGCCTGATCGCATGGTCATGGTCGAAGTGGAGGGCGGTCACTGGACGGGCGGACGCCACACGCGCGGCGCCGGGTTCGAGAAGGACTGCGAGAAGTACAACGAGGCCGCGCTCGGCGGCTGGTCGGTCATCCGCGTCACCGGCACCCATATCAAGTCAGGCGAGGCCGTGGCGTGGATCGCGCGGGCACTGGCATGAACGAGATCGAATTCCACGCATTCGCCATGCAGCGTCATTTCGCTGCGGGCCGGATCGCGTCTGCGAAATGGCATTGCGCGCGTTTCACCGAGTTGAAGCGCGCGGAAGTTTTCAATGACGGCACGGGGGCACCCGGTCTTTCTGCATCCTCACCAGTGAGGCACGCCGTCACCCAATCAAGTGAGGAGGGCGCTGGATGTGGCGCGTGAGGAATTGACGATGAACTTCTACAGCTTTCACGTCGGGGATTACATCAAGCAGACGGTGCATTTGTCGGCAATGGAAGACATCTGCTACCGCCGACTGCTCGATATGTACTACGACACCGAGCGTCCGATCCCACTGGAAACCCAGTCGGTTAGCCGTCGGTTGCGACTGGATACCGAACTTGTCGATTCGGTTCTTTCTGAGTTCTTTTTGCGCACCGAAGAGGGGTGGCGGAATGCACGTTGTGATGCAGAAATCGCGTCATATCAGCACAAGGCAGCAGTCAACAGGACCAACGGAAAGCTAGGCGGGAGGCCGAAGAAAACCCAGTCGGTTTCTTTCGCTAACCCAACTCAAAGCGAACAAAACCCTAACCAAGAACCAATAACCAAGAACCAAGATAAAGAACATTCATCACCGGCCAAGCCGGATGATGGGTTCGCCGAGTTCTGGAAAGCCTACCCACGCAAAGTCGGGAAGGGTGCTGCGCTCAAGGCCTGGATGAAGATCAAGTCCAAGTCCGAAGCACTGAGGCTGATCCTCGATGCGCTGGCCTGGCAGCGTACGTCCGAGCAGTGGTCGAAGGATGGCGGGCAGTTCATCCCGCACCCGTCTACATGGCTGAACGAGCAGCGCTGGTTCGACGAGAAGCCGGGTGCGGGATCGTCGCCAGTCGTTCAGTTCGACTCCGCGGCCTACGAGGCGAAGCGCAAGGCCGAGGCCGCCGCTGCCCGTGAGCGTATGCGCCGCGAGCAATCCGAGTGGGAGGCGCGTCAAGCATGAGGCTGCCCGCTTACGGACGCGACCTGATCGCGCTGCAGAAAACCGGCCGCAATGTGGCGTGGCTGGTCATATCTCTCGATTTCGCACTAGGACGCGCTCTGCCGCGCGTTGTCGTCGCGGATGACATCGGCATAGGGGAACTCGATTTGCGTTGCGTGGCGGGGCTGGAATGCACCGTAGCGCACGAAGGGAAACCGTCACGCGCGCTCGATGTTGCGTATCTGGCCCTGAAAAACGGTGCGGCCAGGTGCGGGGTGCATGACTGCGCAACGAGCAAGAGCCTCACCACCAACGAAGTTTTGGCGATTAAGGGAGCTATCGCATGAGCAACGCATTCGCAAAATTCGCAGAAACCAACATGCTGCGGGACATCAACCTGAGCGACTACGCGAGCGAGGAAGTGACGCACAACGTCAAGGCCGCAATCGAGTACCGCAGGGGAATGATCGAACGCATGATCGGCCGGGAGGCCGGTGACACGAACGCAACCCCGCTGCCGTTCAACACGCTGCGCAACAAGTTCGAGTTTCGCCAGAGCGAGCTGACGATCTGGGCCGGGTACAAGGGCCACGGAAAGTCGCTGATGATCTCCCAGGTGTTGATGAACGCCGTCAAGCGCGGCAAGCGCGTCTTCATCTTCTCGCCCGAATTCAGGCCTGAGTCGGTGCTGGAAAGGATGCTGTTCCAGTACTGCCTGACAACCCGGCCGGACGTTTCGGAGATCGACGGATTCTTCGATTTCCTGTCGGAGCGCATGTGGCTGTACGACACCCAGGCCAGCATGAAACCCGACGACGTTGTGGCCCTGTGCCGCTATGTCGCGGCGGAGATCAAGGCCGACCACATCCTGATCGATTCGCTGATGAAGTGCGGGATGCCGCCTGACGACTACTCGGCGCAAAAGATGTTCGTCGACAAGATCCAGTCTGTCGCGCACGCCAACCCGTTGCACATCCACCTTGTCGCCCACGCCAGGAAGACCACCGACGACAGCAAGCCGCCGCGGCTGCACGACATCAAGGGCGCCTCCGAAATTGCCGACATGGCCGAGAACGTGCTGGCCGTGTGGCGCAACAAGGAGAAGGAAAAGAACCCGGACTCGAAGGCCGACGAGCCTGACGCAAGCCTGACCGTTGAGGCGCAGCGCAATGCTGACGGCTGGATCGGGACGGTGAATCTGATGCACGACCCGGACAGCATGTTGTTCTACGAACCGCACCAGGGGGGGATCGATCATGCGCGCTTCTAACCCGAAGATCGTCCCGCGTGAGTTCAAGGAGGACTTCGATTTCGTCGCCGCGCACTACGGGTTCGGCCCCGGCACGGACGAATACGACCTCGCCAAACAGCAGGCGCGGGTTGACCTCGACGCGGCCATCGTTTGTTTCGCTGACATTGCACAAAAACTGAAAGGGGAAAAAGCATGAGCAAGGCCAAGAAACCGAAGCAGCCCGCCAGCAAGCGCGGCGTCGTCTATACCAACCGCCCAGACCAGAAGGCGCCGATCAAGAACCCGGACGCGATGGGGAGCGGCGGACGCGGCTTCGGCATCGGCTCCAGCCTCGGGCCTGGCGTGTATTCGGTGGTGATGTGATGAGCCACTACTTCGTCCTCGCCCACGACGAAGCGCGCCGCCGCGCACGGGAAGCCATCGCCAACGCGCCGGAAGGGCATGTGGTTAAGCTCAGCGAGCCGACCCGCACCCTTGAGGCCAACGCAGCGATGTGGGCCGCTCTGGCTGACGTGGCGGATCAAGTCGTGTGGCATGGCCGCAAGCTGGACGCGGAATCGTGGAAGCACATCTTCAGCAGCAGCCTCAAAAAGCAGGACGTGGTTCCGAACCTGGACGGGACGGGATTCGTAGTGCTCGGGATCAGCACAAGCCGGATGACCAAGCGCGAGATGAGCGACCTGCTGGAGCTGATCCACGCGTTCGGGGCCGAGCGTGGGGTGGTGTGGAGCGACGAGAGGGCGGCAGCGTGACCAAAGCCGAACAACGCCACCTCGACCGCGTGGCAAGCCTGCCGTGCTGCCTGTGCGGAGCAACGCCGGTACACGTCCACCACGTCCGCGAGGGGCAGGGGATGGCGCAGCGCGCGTCGAACTTCTTGGTTGTGCCGTTGTGTCCCGATTGTCATACGGGGCCGAAGGGAATTCACGGCGACCAGACGATGCTTCGAATCTTCAAGATGACAGAGTTGGATCTTCTGGCCGACACGATAGGGAAACTCAATGCTTGATTACGCAGACGTGAAGCGCTGGAAGCGCGAGCTGATGCTGGCCGACCCGGAGTTCCTGACCGGACGCGGGCGGCTGGAGTCGGTCGAGTTCCACGTCGCCGAGCGGATCTACCGCAAGGGGATTGAGGACGGCGGGCTGTGCCTGAAGAAGATCGAGCAGGCGATAGAGGCGTGGGAGCTGGTCGGAGACGAGAAGCCCGTCGCGCTGCTGCAGGAAATCCGATCGCTGTTGAAGTTCGAGTAACCCAAGGGAGAACCATGAACGCATCGACGCTACTTCCCCGCCGCGCCGCCGAGATTCTGAAGGCGGCATATGAGTCCACCGATGACCCGATGGCCCGCCGCATCGCCGTTGACGCCGCACACGAGCGCGTGCGCATGGAGTTCCCGTCCTACTTCCGCAAGGAGATCGAGCATGTCAACGCTGATGATTGCGGTCAATGAGCGCGGCTACCGGGTCGGCGAGAGCCACCACAACGCCAAGTACACGAACCACGAGATCGATCTGGTGTGGCGCATGAGGATGGAAGGGCTGAGCTACGGCAAGCTGGCGGCGATTCTGGAGATGCCGAAGTCGACGATCGCCTCGATCCTGCGCGGGTATCGGCGCTGCCAGTTCGCCGAGAGTTACAAGCGGCCTGAGAGGAAGAACAAGTAATGCTGACCAAGAAGCAGGAAGCCTTCTGCCGGGAATACCTCGTCGACCTGAACGCGACGCAGGCGGCGATTCGGGCCGGGTACGCGCCCAAGCGGGCCGACGCCATCGGCTACGAGAACCTGAGAAAGCCTGAGATAGTGGCTGCTATCCAAGCGGCGATGGACGCCAGGGCCGAGCGCGTCGAGCGAACGGCTGACGACGTGCTGCGCGACATCCAGAAGGTGAAGTCGTCGTGCATGTCCGAGGTGTTCGACAAGGAGGGCAACGCCTGCATGTCGGACCCCAAGGCTGCGCTCAAGGCGCTGGAGCTGGAGGGGCGGCACCTGAAGATGTTCACGGACAAGATCGAGCACAGCGGCAAGGTCACGCTGGAATCGCTGATTGCTGGTGACGCAGAGTAGTTTTAACGAAGACTGAGGACATAGAAAATGAAAATGCTTATTGATCTGTTGCGCAGAAATTGGAAGGACGTGGCGTTTTGGGCTGCCATCGTTCTGTTGTTGCTGGTCTCTGACATCAGCATCGAGTGGAGCTTCTCGGTTGTCAGTTGACAAAGCCCGCGAGCGCATCCAGCAATGGCGGCGCGACCCGGTAAAGTTCGCGACCGAATGCTTCGGCATCACGCCCGACCCGTGGCAGGTCGACGCCATGCGCGTGCTCGGCGGCGACTACGACCCTGCGCGGCGCCTGTGCATGAAGGCTTGCACCGGTCCTGGCAAGTCGGCGACGCTGGCGTGGATGGGCTGGCATCGGCTGACATGCTTCGCGTCGAAGGGCGAGCATCCGAAGGGCGCAGCGCTGTCGATCACGGCCGACAACCTCAAGGACAACCTGTGGGCTGAGATATCCAAGTGGCAGCAGCGCAGCGAGTTCCTGAAGGCTGCGTTCACCTGGACCAAGGAGAAGATCTACGCGAACGACTACCCGGAGACGTGGTTCCTCTCTGCGCGCTCGTTCGCCAAGGACGCCAACGCCGAGGCCATCGGCCGCGCGCTGTCGGGCCTGCATAGCCAATACCCGTTCGTGCTGCTCGACGAGACGGGAGACATGCCTTCTGCGGTCGGCAGGGCGGCGGCGCAGATCTTCACCGGCAACCCGCGCGACGCGGCGATCATTCAGGCCGGCAACCCGACCTCAACGTCTGGCCTGCTGTACGAGTCATGCACCAAGGCCGGCGAGGCGTGGGACATCATCACGATTACGGCGGATCCGGACGACCCCAAGCGCACGCCCCGGGTAAGCGTCGAGCACGCGCGGGAGATGATCCGCACCTACGGCCGCGAGAACCCGTGGGTGATGGCGACGATCCTCGGCCTGTTCCCGCCGACGGGCTTCAATGCGCTGCTCGGACCGGACGACGTTGACGCAGCAGTCGCCCGGGCGTACCGGCGCGAGGACATCGCCAACGAGCCGGTCGTGCTCGGCGCCGACGTTGCGCGCCAGGGCGACGACTCCAGCGCCATCGTCAAGCGGCAGGGTCGGCAGGCGTTCCAGGTGCGGACGATGCGCATCCCAGACACGATGCTGCTCGCCGACCAGTTCATCAGAGAGGCGAACGAGCAGCACGCGGACGCCGTGTTCGTCGACGAGACGGGCGGTTACGGGGCAGGGGTGATCGACGCCATGCGCCAGCTCGGGCATGACGTGGTGGGCGTGCAGTTCGGCGGGCGCGCGTCGGACTACCGCTACTACAACAAGCGGAGCGAGATGTACTTCGAGATGGCGAAGTGGGTGAAGGCGGGCGGTGCGCTGCCAGACGACCGCGAGCTGAAGGAAGAACTCTGCGCGACGACGTTCATCTACCAGGGCGACAAGTTCCGCATCGTCGACAAGGGCATCATCAAGGACCAGATCGGGCGTTCACCTGACAAGGCCGACGCGCTCGCACTGACGTTCGCGTTCCCCGTCGCCAAGCGGCAGGAGATCGACCAGTACCGCACGCGGCAATCGCGCCGCGACTACGACCCTATGGCGAGGCGATAGATCAGAAAGCAAGCGCTCGCTACGGCGACGATAAGTCGGATTCCGCTGCCGTAGGTGAGCCATGCCCATGCTGTTCTCAAAGCGAAGTCCTCAATGTAGGTGATTCCATTGTAAGGCGGTGCGCGTATCAGTTGCCAGCGCGCCTAGCCTACGCGCATGGAACTGGACTGCATCGACGACAACCCGCTGGGCGCTGAAGGCGCACTCGTGCCGGAGGATTTTCTGGCCGGGATGCCTGACCCGGCATCGGTGCGCACGCTCGAAGCAGAGATGCTGCAGCACGCAGCGCAAGTCGACCTGCACACGCAGCACCTCGTCCACGCCGGCATGTACGCGCGGACGATCTTCATCCCTGCCGGCACGCTCTTGACCGGCGCACAAACCGAGGTCGACAACGTGTGCATCGTCGTCGGCGACATCACGGTCACGACCGACGACGGCACGCGACGGCTCACCGGCTACTACGTCATCCCCGCCAATGCAGGCTTCAAGCGCGCCGGCATTGCGCACGCCGACACCTGGTGGACGACGCTGTTCCGCACCGACAACACCGAGATCGCGGCCATCGAGGACGAGGTGACGCGCGAAGCGGACCGCCTGCAGTCGCGCCGCCTGCTGGAAAACAAGGAGCACTGAATGAGCCTCGGAATCTCCGCGCTCGGCTGGATCGCAATCGGCACGACGGCCTATCAGGGCTACCAGGCGAACAAGGCGTCGAAGGACACCAAGAGCGCCGCGCTCGACAGCGAACGCCGCGCCAAGCAGGCCGCGACGCAGGCCGACATGGACTTCAATCGCGCGAACCAGAAGAAGGTCAACACGGCCGACATGCTGCGTCGCCAGCAGGTAGCCGGCGCGTCGACGCTGCTCACCGGCGCGAACGGCGTTGACCCGTCTCAATACAAGCTCGGGGCGTCGACCCTGTTGGGGTCGTGATGGCTGACAAGAAGCTGCTGCTCACCCGCTGGTCCGCGCTGAAGAACGAGCGCGCGTCGTGGGATTCGCACTGGACCGAGATCAGCGACTACCTGCTGCCGCGCTCCAGCCGATTCTTCTCGACCGACCGCAACCAGGGCGACAAGCGGCACAACAACATCTACGACAACACCGGCACCAGCCCGGCGCGGCCGTGGTTCCGCCTGACGACCAGCGTTCCCGAGCTGGACGAGTCGGCCGCTGTCAAGACCTGGCTCGCCGACGTGACGCGGCTGATGCAGATGGTCTTCGCCAAGAGCAACACCTACCGCGCGCTGCACGGCATGTATGAGGAACTGGGCGCGTTCGGCACGGCGTCGAGCATCGTCCTGCCGGACTTCGACAGCGTGATCCATTTCTACCCGCAGACGGTCGGCGAGTACGCCATCGGCACCGATCACCGCGGCAAGGTCAACACGAATTACCGCGAATTCGACATGACCGTGGGGCAGATGGTCGGCGAGTTCGGGCGCGAGGCCGTGAGCCAAACGGTGCGAGGCATGTACGACCGCGGCGACTTCGACAAGTGGGTGACGGTGATCCACGCCATCGAGCCGCGGCGCGAGCGTGACACGGCCAAGCGCGACAGCAAGAACATGCCGTATGCGTCGACCTACTTCGAGCGCGGCGGCGACGAGGGCAAGTTCCTGCGCGAGTCGGGCTTCGAGGAATTCCCCGCGCTGTGCCCGCGCTGGATGGCGACGGGCGGCGACATCTACGGCTCCAGCCCGGCAATGGAAGCGCTCGGCGACATCAAGCAGTTACAACGCGAACAGCTAGACAAGGCCAAGGGCATCGCGTACATGGCAGACCCTCCTACGCAGGTGCCGATCAGCCTCAAGAACCGGGAGCACGACCTGCTTCCTGGCGGCGTTACCTACGTCGACCAGAACAACCCGAGCGCGCGGATCAGCACGGCGTTCGACGTGCGCCTCGATCTGTCGGGCCTGCTGATGGACATCCAGGACGTGCGCGAACGGATCAAGGGCAGCTTCTACGCCGACCTGTTCCTGA